ATACAACTCAATCTATGAGTCGATGAAACCAAAGTCAATACCTGAGGCAGTGTTGATTATTGCTAAGTACCAATATCAATCTGCCTTTGTTGCTGATCAAGAGATAAATCTATTGGCAGCATTGACTGAGATTATGTGTAACTGTGAATTCAAATGACTAAGAACACTATAAAGGATGGTGAAATTTCAGAACAGATATTTTCTCATAAATGTTTTGTAGAACATGGATATATGGTAAGTAATCCTATAGGAACTGCTGATTATGATTTGCTTGTTGATGTGAAAGAAAAAATATATAAAGTTCAAGTTAAATCTTCTCGAAGAGGTAACGGTAACTGTATGATAAGTAAGGGTAGTAATGGGCAAAAGGGTTCTAAAAAATATCCTTACCCAGAAAAATCAATAGATTTTTTTGCTATTCATGATGTCATTCCTGATCAATGGTATATCATTCCTAGATTAGTTACAGGAGATGCGAAACAAATTAGATTATCCTATAAAAGTGTAGGTAAATATTCCCAATACAAGGATAACTGGGAGTTCAAAACGTGATAGTAAAAACATATGATGGATACTTAGGTCTAATTGAAATTGAATACGATGATTATCTATTTCAGAAAGTGAAATATGGACAGTTCTGTCGTATAGATCAACCTGATCAGGTAAGAAAAAAACAATCTAAGTGGAGAATGAAAGAGTCTTTAAGAAGAAGTCGCAAAGAAAGGGAGAAGAAACAAAAGGAAAAGGAAAGGAAACAAAAAGAAATTATAAAACAAAAAGAAGAACAAAAAATAAAAGCGAGAAAAGAAAGACAAAAACAATACGAGAAATATCATGAGATAGGAACATTACGATGCTCCGCTTATCCTACTAACATTCCCTACAAAGAAAGAAAAGCATTTTATAAAACAGAACAGTGGATCATCATAAGAAATAATTTTATGAATGATAAAAATACTGTAATGATGTGTGCTTGTTGCGGTGCTGTGCCTGATCCAGATTATAAAAAGGTGGAAATAGATTTGAACAGACCACAATCTGAGAAAGATATGTTATACCATGAATTTCAAGCTAACAGATTGGTCGTTGATCACATATTACCAATAAAACATTTCTGGCATCTAAGATTAGAGTACTCTAACTTACAAATGTTATGTGGATTATGCAATAAAGAAAAACTCAATACATATTCTGTAAATGATATTGGAAAAATTCATTCAATTACTAACACTCCACAACAATTATTGAAGGTTGTGAAAAAAAGTGTTATAATAGATCATAACCGTAAATAAAATGAGTAAATGTTTAGTGACTGGTGGAGCAGGTTTTATCGGTTCTCACCTAGTAGATCGACTACTAAAAAATAACAACCAAGTCGTTGTAATTGACAATGAAAGTGCAGAGGCAAATGAAGAATTTTATCACAACCCACATGCTGAGTATCATACTGTTGACATCCGCAATATGGATGATTGCAGTGTACTATTTTCAGGTGTGGATACCGTCTTCCACCTAGCAGCACATAGCAGAATACAAATTGCTATGGAAAATCCACAAGAATGTTTGGAAACAAATATTCAAGGCACAGTCAACATGCTTGAGTGTGCTAGACAGGCAGGTGTGAGAAGGTTTGTAAATTCTTCTACATCATCTGTATATGGATTGAAAAACGAACCACCTTTACAGGAGGTCATGCCAACACACTGTCTCAATCACTACTCTGCTAGTAAAAGATCTGCAGAGATCATGTGTGAGATGTATCATAACTTGTATGGACTTAGAACTATATCCTTGAGATATTTCAATGTGTATGGTGACAGACAACCACTCAAGGGTCAGTATGCACCTGTAATAGGATTGTTTTTAGAACAATTGAAACGTGGTGAAGCACTTACTATTGTAGGTGATGGTATGCAACGTAGAGATTTTACTCACGTTGATGATGTTGTTGAAGCAAACATGTGTGCCATGCTCACTAATTTTTCTGGTATCAGTGTCAACATAGGAACAGGTAAAAATTATTCTGTCAATGATGTTGCTGCTATGATATCAGATAATGTAACATACATACCACCAAGAGAGGGAGAAGCAAGAGAAACACTTGCAGAAATTTACAAGGCAGCAGTTGCCTTCAATTGGTTCCCTTCAAAAAAATTAGAGGATTACATTTATGAAGAACTTGAAAACACCTCTCCGTTACCCTGGCGGAAAGAGCAGAGCGATAACTAAGATCAGCGAATTTTTTCCTGATCTTAGTAAGTATGATCAATTTAGAGAACCTTTTGTGGGTGGTGGGTCTGTTTCTCTATGGGTAACGAAGACTTATCCTGACTTGTCTATATGGGTCAACGACTTATACGAACCATTATATAATTTTTGGGCATGTTTACAACTTGCAGGGGATGTCATGCAAGAGAAGTTGACAAAAATAAAAAAAGATAACCCTGATCCAGACAAGGCAAAAGAATTATTCATAGAATCAAAAGATATACTATCAAAGGGAACTGATGTAGATAGAGCAGTTGCTTTTTATACTATAAACAAGTGCAGTTTCAGTGGTCTTGGTGAGAACAGTTCATTCTCTCGTCAGGCAAGTGACTCTAACTTTTCTATGAATGGTATAGAAAAACTTACGGGATATATGCAACTTATAAAACATTGGAAGATAACAAACTTATCTTACGAAGAGTTACTGCATGGTGAAGGATCTTTCGTATACCTAGATCCACCCTATGAGATAGGATCAAATCTTTATGGTAAGAAGGGAGGTATGCATAAGTATTTTCATCACACTAGATTCTCACAGGCATGCAGTAGTTCAAAGCACACAATGCTTGTCAGTTACAATTCATCTAATCTAAATAAAAGAAGATTCTCTGAATGGAATGCAGCAGAGTATGATCACACATACACAATGCGATCTACTGGCGATTACATCAAAGAACAAAAGAAAAGAAAAGAATTAGTGCTAACCAACTATGAGAACATTTAGAGATTACTTACTTGATGTGCACGAGGTGATAGACATAGAAGAGAGCAGTTTGACTAGACTGAAATCTAAAGCAGAGAAAGGTGGCACCGCTATTATGTCAGCGTCAAGAGGCAACTTATCTAATAAGGAAAATACAGCGAGAGCAAGAAAATTAGATAGGGATATACGTGGTAAGTTTGGTAAGGGTGCAACAAAAGTAATTGGGAAATACAATGAAAAGGATGAGAAAACTGGTAAAACAAAAAGAGTCAAGGAAAGAAGTCATGTGATACAACAAGGTAAGATGGGTAAGAGAAAGTTCAAGAAAGCAGTCAAGTCATTAGGTAGAAAGTATGGTCAGGACTCGGTGATAACTCAACAAAAAGGGAACAAAGATGCTACACTAAAGAGAACCAGAAAAGGTGGGTTACCCAAGAAAAACATCAAACTTGGAAAGATGAGACCTGGTCGTTCTGGAGAAAACGAAACCCAGAAAAAAGGGAAAACATTTACCTATGACACAAAGTAAACCTTATGATGACAGTAACTGGAGACAAGAGTATCTCGGTTACAAACATGTGAACAAGAAACAGAGAGAACTGCTTGAGAATGGAGCAAAGAGTCTCTCACAATCTTGGTTACTGGGTGCAATGTATAGTGAATGGAAACAAATGAAAGGATATAATAAATATGATCCAAAAGAAAATGTAGGTCAGATGCAATCATCAATGAAAGATTTTTTTAAGGATCATGGATAAGGTTGAAAATCTTTACGAAGACATGGAAAGACTCAACATGCTCTATGAGGAGATGTGTTGGTCACATGATGTGAGATTGGAATTCAAAGCAGATTATGAAAACAACAGGATCATTATCAAACCAAAAACTAAAAGATTGGATACTGAGTTATCTGAGTAAACCAAATCCTGTTTTCAATAATATGCCACCATGTCCTCACGCTAAGAAAGCATGGTTGGATGGTAATGTAGAAATAAAAAAATTTGTAAATTATGATGAATTAGAAGATGGTATCAAAAATCTTGTTGGATCTAAAGTAAAAATATTTTATTTTGAATATCCCTTGCTACCTACTGCAGAAAAATTAAAAAATGTAGTGTCATGGTTAGGCACGAAACACCCTCAATTTATTTTTTATGATGAGCACCCAGACACCATTGAAGAGGTTGGTGGTGAAGTGGTCAACAGTGGTGTAACCGCTATCATTGTTCAAGATAGAAAAGATTTGTTAGAAAAGAGAGCAGAGTTGCACAAAACAGGTTATTATGATAAATGGACACCTGAGATGAAGGAGAGGATTTTTGAAAGGTAGATATAAGTATCATGCACCATGGGATACACTTAAGACTGTGATGCTTGGAACTTTTTACGACGTAAGTTTTTTCTCTACAATAAAGAATGATACTATAAGAAGCAATCTTTGTAGGATAGCAGAGGAAACAAACGAAGATTTAGAAAACTTTGAGAGTGTTCTCAAAGAATTTGGGTGTGATGTCATAAGACCAAAACTAAATCCTGACGATAGAATAGAACGATATATCAGTGATGGTAAAGTAAATTATATCAATCCCTTTGGTAGAGTAAGAACTGTACCTAGACCACCATTACAGGTGAGAGATTGTTCTCTAGTGGTTGATGACAAATTGTACATCACTCACGGAGATCACTTAGCAATTTTTGAATGTTTGGATGAGTATAACAAAGGTGATCAAATCGTATTAGATTTCAATTTAGATAGTTTGAGTGATGAAGAGAAAGAGAAACTTCATGAAAAATATTATAGAGTAAGAAGAACAAATTCATGGCCTGCATTGAAATGTGATGACATCTACAACGCAGATCTATCGGGGTTAGATCCTATCACTCAAATGGAGATAGAATATTTTAAGAAATATTCAAGAGAATCAATGGTTCATTTACTGAAAGCACCATGCATGACATTGATTGGTAAGGATATGATTGTTGAGAGTGCTTTGTTTGAATTGAATAGATTACCTTTTGATCTTAGATATAATATTGTCAATGAGGGTGGGCACACTGATGGTTGTTTTGCTCCTATAGTGCCAGGTGCAATGATGACTGTAAGAAATCATTTAGAATTATATGAAAGAACTTTTCCTAATTGGGACATACTTCATCTACCTGGTCACGCAAAGTCAGGAAAATTTACTCATAGTATACACAAATGGAAAGGTAAAATAGGAGGCAGATGGTATGTGGATGGTGAAATCAATGAAGAGTTTGTAGATTTTACTAATACATACCTCTCAGAACTGACTGGATTCACCATGGAAACTATTTTTGATGTCAATGCTTTGATGTTAGATAGAAATCATATATGTGTTTCAAATCTTATTCCAGAAGCAGAACAATTTTTTAAAAAACATAACGTAGAACCTATAGTAGTTCCATTTAGACATAGGCATTTTCATGATGGAGGTCTGCATTGTGTAACATTGGATTTGTATCGTGAGGGTAACAAGATTGATTATTTTCCCGAAAAAGATGATAAAATGTTCATAGATGGTAGCACCGAATTTGCAAAAACTGTTGGTAAACCATTGAAAAACAGAGAAAAAAAGAGAGGATTTACATGGACTTGAAGGATTGGTTGAATTCTATCAACAGTACAAAGAAAAATTTGATGAAGGAAGATCCTGATTGCATCAAGAGTTATCCTCCATATATTATCAACAGATGTTTGTCTGGTCACCTTGATTGTGTCATGTTTGTGAACGAGATGAACATGCATATAGACCTAGACAAACAGTTGCAATATGATTTTTATCTAAATACTCTCAGATCTAAGAAAAGGTTTGCTCCTTGGATTAGGAAAGAAGAGTTGAAGAACCTTGAGTCTATCAAGTCATACTATGGTTATAGTAATGAAAAGGCAAAGCAAGTTCTCCCACTTCTAACTAAAGAACAAATTAGATTTATACAAAATAAACTTGAAGTTGGTGGATTGAAATGAACGTTGTGGAACCAGAATATCACTGGACACCAGAAAAGATGATAGAGATTCTATTATCTGAACCAGATGATTTTCTTAAGGTCAGGGAAACACTCACAAGGATTGGAGTAGCATCCAGAAAAGAGAAAAAATTATATCAATCTTGTCATATACTACACAAACAAGGTAAGTATTTTATCGTGCACTTCAAAGAGTTGTTCGCTCTTGATGGTAAACGTGCTAACCTGACACATAACGATGTTCAACGTCGTAATCGAATCATACAATTGTTATCTGATTGGGGTCTTATAACAACTGTCATAGAAAAGAAACTGGACATAGCACCCTTGAATCAGATAAAAGTCATAAGTTATAAAGAGAAAGGTGATTGGACATTGGAAACAAAATATAACATAGGCAAAAAGAAGGTTGAAAATTAATTCTAGTAAAAATTTAAAACGTCATTACAAACCAGATAAATGGGAATTTAGTTCCCTTACCATCAAGAAAGAGATGGTGTTTTCTAGTGTTGCAAAACTAGAAAAAGTTGTGAGTAATCTTAATAGATTGAAGTGGGAGAGGTTTCATAATGTTGTGGTGCCTAATTATGAATATGAAATCAATGATCATATTTTGGTTGTTGAAATGGATTACGTAAGGGGCACATACCCAAGAAGTATTCATCACTACAACATAATTTACGATGAATTTGTAGAAAGAGAATCAGATTTTTCTTGCACTGATTATAACCCTGCAAATTTTATTGTAAAAGATGATAGAGTATATCTTATTGACTTAGATTCTTATGGATATATTGATCACAAAGCAAGGTTGCAAGATTGGGAGATGCACTATGGAATATTCTCTCCCATCATTAGAAATTATAAAGGAAAAATGCAAATGGAAGTTGATTTATCATGCAATAACTTAGAGTATTTAAAATTAAAAAAATTACTTGAGAATTTGTTCAATGCAAAAGTGAGTAGAAGTGCATCACCATACTTTGCTCACATAGATGGCACAGAATTTAATAGTTTAGAAGACACAATTAAATATTTGAGAGAGTTGTATGAAGAAATTTTATCTGCAATTGACCTGACCCATATGAAACATTCTCAAAGAAAGAATGTAATACGAACACTATCATTACGGTAAACCTCCTTCTTATTATAAAGTTTATATTATAATTAATAGTGTCGCCTACGGGGACATTACAATTAGACGCTCAAGGAGGTCACTATGTTTGGCACAGATGGCAGTATCACTTTGACTACTGCAGATACATTTGATTATCTTAATAAGATAAGAAGAAACATGATTGGTTTTGATGACTGGTCACAACAGTTTGATACACCAATACAAAACTATCCACCTTATAATACGATAAAGTTATCTAATCATGAGTATAGGGTTGAGGTAGCAGCAGCAGGATTCAAGAAAGAGAATCTTAAAGTCTATACGCAAGAAGGACAACTTGTGGTAGAGGGCAAGAAGGAAGATGGAGTAGAGCATGAATACGTGCATCGAGGACTAGCACAAAGAGCATTCACTCGTGCATGGTCACTACCAGAAGAACTTGTTGTCAAGAGTGTGAAATTTGAAGATGGTCTATTACTCATAGACATCGAGAAAGTTATACCAAAAGCACAGCAGCGAAAAGATTGGCTCTAAATACATACATGTATTCAAGAGTCCTAAGACATATCAAACCCAAAGACCTTAGAGAGTCACTGACTCTTAGGTTCACAGAAATCCTCAATCCAACCTTTTGGATTGGGGATTCTCTCAAGCCTGAGGTAAATGAGGCATTGATGAATTTCGCAGAAGCATTCGCTGCTTACGTTGATTTGGATGAGAGAGCAATTGTAGATGTTCTTTTACTAGGTGGTAACGCAGGGTATAATTACACACAATACTCTGATTTAGATGTACACATCGTTGTAGATCCCAAGTTTATACCTGATTGTAACCCAGATTTACTTGACCAATATTACATGGACAAGAAAACTCTATGGGAATTGACTCACAACGTCACAATCTATGGTGTCAAAGCAGAACCATACATTGAGAGACCAAAGGTCACACGTAAAAAGAGTCAAGGTGTTTATAGTCTGATGAAGAAGACATGGATACAAGAACCAGAAAAAATAGAGGGTGAGGTTGAGGAAAAGGAGATAGAGAAAAAAGTAAACAACTTCAAGACTCGAATAGATGCATTCATTAAGAATGAAAATGCAGAGGGATTGAGAGAACTTGTCAAGAAACTAAGAGATAGCAGGTCAGTTTCACTTCAAAAATACGGGGAGTATGGTTTTGAGAACATGGTGTTCAAGGAGTTACGAAATCAAGGTTACATTGACAAAGTGCGTACAGTTGTGGTAAACTTAAAATCTAAAAGTCTATCTTTATGATTAAAATTATATTATTCAAAAACAATCTTGTTCTTATATCAAGATTGGAAGAGGTGACAACTGAACTAGGAGAACCAGATTGTAAATTGATTGACCCATTTGAGTTGAAGGGTGAGTTTCTTGAGTCTTGGCCTTCGTTTACAACACAACGTGAAATGATGGTGCACTCAGATAGTTTCTTGACTATAATAGAACCAGACAAGGTACAACTTGATAAGTATCAAGGATTGACTGCTAAGAATGTCACAGAAAAATCTTAGAATCTTATGGTTATATCCTAATCAACATATGAGAGTGACACCACCTGGCGGTGTTGCCATTATATCTGCTTGTTTGAAGAGAGAAGGTTTTTATAATATGGAATTATTTGATGCCACATGGTATCCAGTTGATAATGAAGCAAATTTTGCTCAACCTGATAGAGATGTAGAGAGAGCAAAGAGACAAATGTTTCCTGAGTATAAGTGGGAGAGAGATGATCTTGACCCATCTTTTTTTATGCTTGAAGAAACTGACATGTATACTGCTTTTAGAAAAAAAGTTATAGATTTTAGACCAGACGTTATCATATCTTCGATTGTAGAGGACACATATTATCTTTGGAATAAATTTATGGATCAGGTAAGAGATAGAAAATTTATTAATGTTGTAGGTGGTGTTTTTGTTACATATTATCCACAAGCATTTGAAGGTAAGTGTGATTATATTTGTAGGGGCGAAGGAGATGAGGCGATTCCTGAGTTGATGAACTTGATTGAAGAAGGTAAAGACGGGCATCACCTGTTAAATTTTCACCCCAATCCAATGAGACCTGCGTTGAATGTCAATACTCTTCCCTCTACAGATCATGAGATATTTGATAAGAGATCTTTGTACAGACCATTTCAAGGTAAAATAATAAAAATTGCCACGGTAGAAACACAACGTGGTTGTCCTTTCAAATGTAAATTCTGCAACTCACCCTCTAATGCAGGGTTGTATAAAGAAGAGACTGATAGTTTATTTTTTAGAAAGAGAACTGTACAGCATCAAGAGGAAGAGATAAAACATCTTATTGATACAATTCAAGTTGAGTTTTTGTGGATTGTGACAGATACATTCCTCACCATGTCTAAAAAAGGTTTTGATGAGTGGGCAGAGATGTATTCAAAATACAAATTACCTTTCTTCACTCAAACAAGACCAGAACTTTTATCACCCTACCAAGCAAAAACCTTGAAAGAATTAGGTTGTATTAAATTGAACATGGGTGTAGAACATGGTGATCCAGAGTTTCGTAGAAAAGTAGTTGGGAGAATATATGAAAATCAAAAGGCGATTGATGCTTTTGCAATCGCAAGAGAGGCAGGTTTATCTACCACTTGCAACTTTATCATAGGATATCCATATGAAACTATGGAGAACTGCATGAAATCTGTGGAGTTAGCAGCACATCTAGGTTGTAATGATACTAACGCATTCATATACACACCTTACCATGGCACACCCATGAGAGACATGTGTGTGGACGCAGGTTTTGTAGACAAAGATCTTATTGTAGAGATGAAATCTGATGATCAACTATCATACTTGGATATGCCACCACCATACATGAGTAAAAAAGATATACAATACATGTTCAACAATTTTGTAAGGTTGTTTAGAGAACGTGAACGTGCTATCATGTCTTCATGAAATATTATACAAATGTACAGATGGTCGGAAATGATTTTCTGGTTCGTGGTTATGAAAACGGTAAATCATTTACATCGAGGGAATCTTTTCAACCTACGATGTTTGTTCCCAGTAAGAAAAAAACAAAATATAAAACATTAGATGGTAAGTATGTACAGAGTATCAAACCTGGCACTGTGCGTGAGACCAGAGAGTTTATTAGAAGTCACGAAGGTGTAGATAACTTTGAGATATATGGCAATAACAGATACATTTATCAATATATTTCTGAAAGATATCCTGAGAACGAGATAAAATTTGATCTCAAAAAAATGAATCTTGTGACTATTGACATAGAAGTCAAGTCTGAGGGTGGATTCCCTACCGTGGAGAAGTGTGATGAAGAGATGTTACTCATTTCACTACAAGATTACAACACAAAACGTATCTTGACCTTTGGTGTAGGTCCTTACAGGACACAAGATAAGATGGTCAAGTATGTGCAATGTAACGATGAACATGATTTGCTGACACACTTCCTAAACTACTGGAGTCACAGTCCTCCTGAGGTTGTAACAGGGTGGAATTGTCAGTTATATGACATACCATACCTCGCAAAAAGAATAACTAGAGTGTTGGGTGAAAAAGCATCTAAAAAATTATCACCTTGGGGATTGGTTACACACGAAGAGATTTACTTAGCAGGTAGACCTCATCTTGTATACGATATTGGTGGTGTTACTGTCCTCGATTACCTTGATCTATACAAAAAATTTACATATAAAGCACAAGAGTCATACAGACTCGATTACATTGGTGAAGTAGAACTAGGTAAGAAAAAACTTGACCACTCTGAACATGACACGTTCAAGGAATTTTACACAAAAGCGTGGAATAAATTTGTAGATTATAACATTCAAGACGTTAGAATCGTTGACGGTCTTGAAGAGAAGATGAAACTGATTGAACTTGCAATTACTATGGCATTTGATGCCAAAGTAAACTTTACAGATGTGTTCTATCAGGTTAGAATGTGGGACATGATCATATACAATGACCTCAAAAGAAAGGGCATTGTAATTCCACCTAAAAAGGAGCAAGATAAAAGTGAAAAGTATGCAGGAGCGTATGTCAAAGAACCTATACCTGGTATGTACGACTGGGTTGTTTCTTTTGACCTCAACAGTCTGTATCCTCATCTTATTATGCAGTACAATATATCTCCAGAAACTGTTTTAGACGAGAGATTCCCGTCTGTTTCTGTTGATAAACTGTTGAATGAGGAGGTAGACCTATCAAATCTAAAGGACGTGACAGTCTGCCCTAATGGTGCTATGTTTACTACTAAAAAACGTGGTTTCCTACCCAAATTAATGGAGAAGATTTACAATGAACGTGTTATATTCAAGAAAAAGATGCTTGAGGCAAAGAAGGAGTACGAAAAGACACCTTCAAAGCGTCTCGAAAAGGAGATCGCCAGATGTAACAACATTCAAATGGCGAAAAAAATTCAACTTAATAGTGCCTATGGTGCTATCGGTAACAACTATTTTCGTTATTATATGCTTGCGAACGCTGAAGCGATTACTCTCGGAGGTCAGTTCAGCATTCGGTGGATCGAGCGTAAAGTCAACCAATACATGAACAATGTATTGAAAACACAGGAGAAAGACTATGTTATTGCTTCAGATACTGATTCCATTTATCTTCATATGGGTCC